CTCTGAAGCCCTTACGATGGGATCGAACCGTAGATCGAACGCCAGTTGTAGTAGCCGAAGCTGTAGCGTTCGTAACCCTTAACCAGAAGGTTATCGGTCACAAAATCTACCTGCATATCTGTTTCAAACTTAACTCTCTCCATATAGGAGAGGCCGTCAATGTTTGTCAGAAGGAACCAAGCCGAAGCAGAGGTCAAGAAGTCGTTGACCATGTACGATTCTGGCAGACCGCCAGAGGTCATCATGATCGCATTGACATCATTGTCCGATGTGCCTGGGCGCAGTTCAGTCTTTGTCAGACGAATTGCAGTCGGTTCCAGCTGTGGCGGGACGATCAACTTGCGGGCGCGGGCGAAGACCTTGAGGCCAGCCTGATCCTTGAAGTTGGTACGAACAGCAATCATCGAGTTCAACAGTGTCGACTCGTTGAGTTCGCTGGTGGCGTAGTTCGATACAGTGCCGCCATCAATCGGATGCGAAGCCGAAACGAGGGCCTGGCCATCACCGCCGACAGACGCATTGTACGTTGTCGAAGTGTTGAGCACGTTGGCGCCGTAGATTTCCTTCGTCTGCTGGAACGACTCAATGAGGCCCAGGTTGGAAGGAGCAAACTGCGTCTTGTACAGGTTGTCATCGATAGCTTTGCGAGTGATCGCGTAGCCGAGAGCAATTTCTGTATGCTCCTGGTTGTACACGAAGCGTTCGCCAGCAGCGTTATCGAAAGCGGTCTGACCGCCTTCTGTCTTCAGCTGAGCAAGACCCAGGAAGCGCATTTCCGCTGTGCGCTCAAGCGCCATTTTGGAATCGTGCTTCGTGAACATCTTGTCGTACTGAGATGGGATCATCTCGTACTTGCCTTCAACCCCACGGAGACCGGGGAGGAGAAGGTCTTTGATGGCAGAAAGATTAACAGCCATTGGTCCTTACTCCTATTAGATGCCGGTCTGGTTCTTCGTCGTGACGTTATTGAAGGCGACGATCACGTAGTTTGATGTCGCGATTTCAGTACCGTTCGAGCCAGGAGGCTGCGTGACGAGAGAAACAATGCGGAAGGGAAGGGTAGCAGTCGTTGGGCCAACACCCGAAAGTGTAGCTGCCGAAATACCCGTTGAGGTGTTGCCAGAGCCGATGGTGTAACCAGCGGTCGCGTTAACGTCAGCCTGCACGATGCCGCCCGAAATGGACGAATCAGCCTGGACGATGAACTTGGCGTTCGGATCATTGACGATGTAGCCGACAATCGTACCCGAAGCAGGATCAGTGCCGCCCGGATAGTAGTTCGACCACACTGTGCGCTTCTGCGAAGTTGACAGATACTGGCAGCCAACGAAGATACCGGCGATGCCAGCAGCAGCAGTTGTGCCATCACCCTGCGAAACCGTGCCACCGGCATCAGGTTCAACGGGGTCGCCAAAGAAGATATTCGTAGAATTGTAAGCAATGGAGACTGCGACCTGTTCGTAAGTCGGAGCCGAGCCAGTGCCTTGATACTGACGGAAACCGAAAGGCGCGCTTGTATTCGCCATGACGGTGCCTCCTCTATTCAAGGAAGTCCCATCACCGCACACCGGGGCAGCTCCGAGACCAGGAAGTAGTGAAATCTCCGCACACCGGGGCAGAGAGCGCTTTTGCAAGCACATGTGTATATTTACACTAAAACCTAATACTTGCAATAAGTTAACAAATATTGTAACCTATGTGGAACCTTACAAATGGGGTAAGCCATGCCGGTTAAAATAAACAAGCTGCCATCATTGGATATTCTTCAACATAACATTGAATATAATCCAGACACAGGCGTCATGATTGCAAAAACGGGCGGCAAGGCTGGTTGGAAAATTGGCCACCCAGTCGGAACATTTGACCGGGGTTATATTAGAATTAGGATTTCTGGAAAATATTACGCAGCGCATAGGATAGCATGGGCTATGTGCAATGGAGAGTGTGCAGAAGACATCCAAATTGACCACATTGACGGGAACAGATCCAACAACAAAATTGACAATCTAAGATTAGCTACACACGGGCAAAACTGCCAAAACATCAAAACTCCCAAACACAATACTAGCGGGTACAAGGGGGTGCATTGGGCCACTCGCTATAAAAAATGGAAAGCCCAAATACGCCTTCATGGGAAAAGGATTAGTTTAGGGTTATTCACTTCTAAAGAAGAGGCATACCTGGCTTATTGCAGTGCTGCCAAAAAATTACATGGTGCTTTTTCTAATGTATAAAGGGGGGCCTTTCGGCCCCCCAATAATGTTGCAAATAATTCGGCAGAATTAGTCTTTCGGAACCGGCATCGGCTCATAACCCTTGGAAATACGGGGTTTGACCTGTTCATGATTACGGTGGCCAAGACCACCTTCCGGCGTGCCAGAAAGCTGCTCTTCCTTGAATTTGACCTGACTACGGGCCTTCATCAATTGAGCGCGGCGAGCGTCTTCCACGATAACTGTTGGACGCTGCATAAGGATCATGCCCTTACGCTCAATGACAGGATGAGCGCCGCCAATCGGCATTTCTTCTGGATGGCGTTCAGTCGGGACTTCATCCCAACCCTGACGCTTCAATTCCGTCAAATGCGCGTGGTTAATGGCGCCCATGACAGACTTGGTTTTCCATTCATAGGTCCAGCCATCAGGTGCAGGCGGCAACTTAAACTCGTCCACCCCGTCATCATCTGGGTTCATGTTGGCGCGGATTTCGGCCGCACGGCGAGCAGCAGCCGCACGGGGATCTTCTTCCCGCATGGTAGGACGCATGGAAGGACGCTCCATGGCAGGGGCAGCCTCAACGGCTTCAATAGCCTCGCCAGCAGTTTCCTTCACGACAGGAGCAGCCTTTGGCGGACGGCCACGGCGCTTGGCGGGTTTTTCGCGTGTATCAGTCATTTACTTTCTCCTTAATTCTGGCGATTTTTTTCGCGTTGGATTTCAAGCCAATATTCATGCGGTGTGAGACCGCTGATTTTTGCATATTCAACCTGTTCAGCCGTCAGCGTGATCCGGTTGCTACGGGTGTCATTGATGCTGCCAGAGCGTGACACGGGTGCAGCAGGAGGAGCCTGACGGCGCTGTGATGGGGCCGATGCAGCCGACAATGCTGAATTATCATCATCATCGTCATCCATTTCAATTGAGCGCTCGTTTTCACGGCCAATGCCTAAACGGTTCTCAATAAAGCGGAAATACTCTTTGGTTTCCGCCGAAATGCCCATGTCCATGGCATCATCATGGGCGCGGCCCATAATGCGCAACGAACGACCATCCTTCAGATGTTTGCGGTTATCCTTCAGCCATTCAGCCGATTTAGGAGTGACGCGGGGGATAAGATCATCCACCGAGAACTCTTTGGGGGCTGGAGGCGGAGGAGCTGGACGGTTCCGCATTTCGTTGAAGCCGTTTTCAAGCTGAAGCAGCTTGGCCGAATTCATCGAAATGGACTCTTGGATCTCAGCGACCCTATCGTAGTCGCCGCTCGCCAGAGCGTCCTTGTAGTTCATCTTCAAGATGTCCTGATCCCGCTTCACGGTCTCAATGGCATTCTTGACGAGATGAACGTGCGTATCTTCAACTTCATGCGAAGCTGACTGCGCCCGCGCCATGGCGTCACGCGCCTGACGTTCAGCCTGTTCTGCGCGTTCTTTCTCTTTTTTGAGACGCTTACGCATCTTTTCCAGCGCTTTTGCTGGATCAACTTCTTCCTTGGATTCTACGGAAGGAGCATCGCCTTCCAGTTTAGCGGCATCGTCAACGATGACCACTTCTGGCTCGGCATTCTGCACCTGTGGGGTAGTCCCCAAATCAATTTCCATCTGCTGTTCATTACCAGACATATTCTCTCTCCTTACCAAACACGATCTGGGTGATCGACCCTTCCTTTGATATTCACATCATCAATCATACGGCAAAGAACATTATTGACGGTGATGCTCCACCCATCGCTAGGACGGAACACAATCCAATCGTTCTCTTCAATCTCCATGCCGCTGAACCACTCGCCAGTGCTGTCATCAAATGCGGAAGGACCTTTTTTAAGGACCAAGCCAACCTTTGACTGAAAGCGATCTTCTTCTGTGGTCTTGTCGGTCAGATAGATGCCGCTCTTCGTCTTTTGAGGGCGAATATAAACAGCCACCAAAAGCTGGTTATTGAAGACTTCCATCTTTGAGATGTCACCGATCTCTTGGAGAAGGGTTTCCTTTGGATCCTTGGCATGATCCATCTGCATAGCAGGCATATATCTCTCCTTATTTTTAAGAACCGTTAGCGATAGATTCGGCTTCTTCAGATAGTTCTAGTGCCTTCCGAAGCCCTTCTATGAATCCTACTTGGTGTCTGTAGGCTGCAAAGTCAGGGGTAGATAGGCCATTTGACAGATTTTCTTTTAGTCTTTCGATTTCCGACAGCAAAAGCTTATTTAGCTCCCGCTGAAGGAGCGTGTTGAACGTCTGCATAACCACTCCCCTGTGTGGTTTCCCCGAATGTAAGGTGGGATGGAGAAGTCGGGGAC